GGCAGAGCAGCCGATAGAATTTATTACTGCTAATCAGCTAGGGTTTTGTGAAGGCAACGCCATTAAATACATCTGTCGCTACAAAGCTAAAGGTGGCGCAGAGGATATAGAAAAAGCTATCCACTACCTACAGATTCTTAAAGAAAGCATAGCAGAAAAAGACAAACTATACGGGCTAGGAGGCACAATATGAGCAAGTACATCTACGTGGTAGGGGATAAGAATGCCCCTAAGACAAACCAGTGGGATGCCATGACTAACAACGAAGCGGAAGCAAACCGCCTTGTTAGTGAGGGTGTTAAAGGGACTGTGATGAAAAAGGTCACAGTCAGCAAACCCTTTAAGAAGAAAACACAATGAATATTGTAGACTTTCCACCCCGCGAGGAGGAGCCATCAAAACATGCTGGTGAGCGTCTAAAGTCACAGCTAGACGAGAGTACCGTTCTTACGTCAGAACATGGTACGTACACTTTGTTCTTTGATACAGGGGACGCTATTGTTATTTTGTCTAACGCCACTAGTGCTGGTGAAGTATTACTCAACCTTGAGAAAGGCAAATTAGCGTTGTTAGCAGAAGTTCTCGACTCAGAGACATAGGAGAATACGTATGGACCAGTACCAAGAATTTATTGCAGCCAGCAGGTACGCTAGGTGGTTGCCAGAACATAAAAGACGAGAGACATGGGAAGAAACTGTAGGGCGTTACGTCCAGTTCTGGGAAGACAAAGGTGTTGTCAATCACACAGACAAAGCTATGTTAAGTGACGCCATTACTGCCCTTAACGTAATGCCTTCAATGCGCTGCTTAATGACAGCGGGACCAGCACTGGAGAGAGACAATGTTGCAGGGTTTAATTGTTCGTATCTACCTATTGACCATCCTCGCGCTTTCGATGAGCTTATGTATATTTTGCTTTGCGGCACCGGAGTTGGGTTTAGCGTGGAGAGGCAGTACGTGGGCAAACTACCGGAAGTAGCAGAGGCTTTCCACGATTCTGAAACAGCTATCGTAGTGCCTGACTCAAAGATAGGCTGGGCTAAGTCGTTCAGGCAGCTTATGTCCCTCCTGTACGCAGGAGAGTGTCCTAAGTGGGACACCAGCAAGGTTAGGGGTGCAGGCGAGCCGCTTAAAACGTTTGGTGGGCGAGCTTCTGGACCACAACCTTTAATTGATTTGTTTGTGTTTACTACTAATATGTTCAAAGGTGCCGCAGGAAGGCGCTTGAGCAGCCTTGAGTGCCATGACTTGTGCTGTATGATAGCCAAGGTCATCGTAGTGGGTGGTGTCCGTAGGAGCGCACTGATTAGCTTGAGTAACCCCAGTGACGATAGGCTGCGTGGTGCTAAGAGTGGTAACTTTGGGTTACTGCACTCTGAGCGATACTTAGCTAACAACAGTGCGTGTTACACAGAGAAGCCGGAGTTTGGTTTCTTCTTGAAAGAGATGGTCGCCCTGCATGAGAGTTATTCTGGTGAGAGAGGTGTGTTCAGCAGGGTAGCAGCACAGAAGATTGCCGCTAGGAATGGCCGTAGAGAGTCTGAGCATGATTTTGGTACTAATCCCTGTTCAGAGATTATACTACGTCCTAATCAGTTCTGTAACCTGACAGAAGTTGTCATACGTGCCGAGGACACGCTAGAAACGCTGTGTGAGAAAGTTAAGATAGCTACCATACTAGGTACCTTGCAATCCACACTGACTGACTTCCGTTACTTACGTAAGATATGGAAAACAAACACAGAAGAAGAAGCGTTGCTGGGCGTGTCGTTGACTGGGATTATGGACCATGAGGTGCTGTCTTCTAGTGAGCTAAACGAAACAAAACGATGGTTAACCACAATGAAAGAGGTAGCAATTGAAACAAATAAAGAATGGGCGAAAAAGCTGGGAGTCAATCCAAGTGCAGCTATTACTTGCGTTAAGCCTAGTGGTACTGTTAGTCAGTTGGTCAACTCTGCTAGTGGTATTCACCCTCGGTTTGCTCCTCACTATCTGCGTACAGTTCGCGCAGACATTAAAGACCCACTCTCAGAGTATATGGCTTACTATGGTTTTCCTCACGAAATATCTGTGGAGTCGGACTCAACTCTGGTTTTTGGTTTTCCAGTGGCAGCCCCCGTGGGTGCGGTATGCACAGCAGAAGTGGGCGCTATGGAGCAGCTACGCTTGTGGAAGATATACCAAGACTATTGGTGTGAACACAAGCCGTCTATCACAGTATACTACAAAGATAATGAGTTTCTACAGGTAGCTGCGTGGATGTGGGAGAACTTTGATGTAATGTCAGGCATCTCACTGCTACCATTTGACGGGGGCGTATACCAGCAGGCTCCGTACCAAGAGATTACCCAGGATAAATATAATCAGCTTTCGGGGGAAATGCCAGTCTTCAACTGGGAAGAACAGGCGTCCTTTGAACACAACAGCGACTCCACACTAGGCTCACAAGAGTTAGCCTGTGCTGGTGGCAGTTGCGAATTACCATAACCGGAGGTATGTACCTATGAAAAGTTTATATTTGAATGAGTATCAATTGATGGCAGCAGAGACTGCTAATTACGATGACCCTATCTATCCGATAGCGTCACTGATGGTAGAGTCAGCAGAGTTAGCCGACATATTCATTAAGCCGTGGTTACGGGGGGATGATGGTGACCCTGATAGGCAAGAGGTTGTTGCGGAGGCAGGGGATGTACTGTGGAACCTATGCAGTCTACTGACAGACATGGGTATTACTTTGGAAGAAGTAGCTACCTACAACATTAAAAAATTAAAATCGCGTCAAGAGCGTGGAGTAATCGCAGGTAACGGGGGTAATAGATAATGACGATGACACCAGAAATAGCACAAGCGGCAGCACAGTTTTTACAGAGAGTTACTTTAAGCCCTTCGGAGATTGAGGCTTTCGCAGCAGTGATGAAGGAACTAGGAGAAGTTGTAAGCCCTAGTTTTGACCCCATCGTTTCGGCTGACCAGAGCGAGAGTCAAGATGCGTAAAATTAGGATACCTGCCTACCGATACACCTATACTCTCTACGTAGTCAGCTACTTCAGAAGGGGGTATACCTTTAAGTTGTACGTCAGACGCTCTCCCAAGCGTGTGCTGCGAGGCTTTAGCGCCACCTACAGCGGCGTTGTGAGCAAGACAGCGACAACCTGACGTAATGGTAACAGGGACTTTAAAGTGGAGCCTGACGGCTTCCAGAGTCTCTAAGAGGATGGAGTCTACGGTATCAAAGCCACAGCCACACTTACAAGCGAACTCAGAGCGTTTAAAGTATTGTGAAAGCTGTGCCATTAATCGTAGTCTCCCTTTTTCAATGTTTTATAAGTTGAATATACTTTAGTTACAGCAAGTCCTAAATTCATAATAAGAAGGACTCCTGTACCTAACATTATCCATTCATTGAGCTGCAAGCCCAACACGGTCCCCGCAGCAACACCATAAACAACAGGCTGCGTTACTAGAACTGCATTTTCTACAGTTTTACTCACTGCGTTCGCCGGAATCATCCATGTAGTTCCCATACATACAGCAGCGCGGCAATCCATGCTACAGTGTTAACAGAAGCCAGAACCATAGTAACGTGGCCCCAGAAGTACGGGGCTGCTCTAGCAGACTCTACGTGCAGGTTGGTAATCTTATGGATTTTATCTTTTAACCTTGCATCCTTCAGCTCTTGCCAAGGCCCCCGCATAGCAGGGTGGTACAAGTATTTAAACTCTGACTTTAGTTTAGCTAAGTCTCTAGCTAACCCGTCTTTTCCTTCGTAATCAAACTGGTCGCTCATCGTGATGCCACTCCTTTAGTTTTCTCTAATGTCCTTGCGCCTGTCAGCCCTAGCATACCCATAAGTAACGGAAGCATGACAGTCATATCTAGGGGCTGCATGATAATAGGCGTGTAAGCCTCTACAATCGGCCCTCCCATCGGTATAACCACGTAGTTGATACCTAGTGCAAAGACAGTCAACCAGCCACAGGCGGGACGCCAGCCGCCTTTAAAGAGGGATTCGCTAGAGGCTTCAGCTTTATTTATCTCAAGCTGGGCTATCACCTGTGCGTGTGCGTTCTGTTCAGCCATCGTAGCTATCTTGTACGCTATTTCTGCTTGCTTATCCTTGTCTACAATAAATTCAGACAGAAGATTAGAGATAGGGTCTACCAGTGTGCCTACAATTGCAGTTGCTATGCTCATTAATACCCTCCTTTACGCATAAAGTTAGATGGAAGAGAATTGTTTGACACTCTCTCATCATCGTTGCTTTGTATTGGCTCC